GAATTAAAAGAACTCCAGCAGAAAGATTTTTATTGTCCAGATTCATCTCTATGGACTAAAAAGAAAGTTCTTAAACCTTGTTATTTGATTGAGGAGAAAGATGCTTCAATAATTAATATAAACGAAGTAGAAAAATAATTAAAAAAAAGTTTGTATAAAGTTATTATAATAGTTACATTTGAATATTATTAACAAATAACAATTATTATGATAAGCATTAATAAATTAAAAAATCAGTTAGCCGACAAGCTTTTCGGAGAAGATTATTACAACGACTGTTCAGAGTTTGAGCAGTATATTATTAGAGAAGAGTTAAACAAATTATTTCAAAAAGCATAACATGAAAACAATACAAAGAGAAGTACTTGAATTTATTTACGATGAGCTAGACCTTGCTATTAATAGAGATGAAGTAAGAGAACTAACTCAAAAATTAACAGATGTAGAAGCTGATTTTTACATTGATATTGATGGACAAAAATATAGATTTATTCACGATTTAGAAATTTGGGATATTTATGTGGAAGCTATCAAAGAAATAACAGAAGATTGCTACGATATCAAAGCACCGACTTGGTTGGCTATTGATTGGGAAAAAACAGCAGAGAACTGTTCTGTTGATGGATATGGACATACTTTCGCTTCTTATGATGGAGAAGAACTTGAATGTAATTTTGATGGAGCTAATTATTTTATTTTTAGAACTAATTAAGATGGAACAGATATACATAGAAAAGACAGTATCACTTTGGGGAGGAAACAATGGAGAGGTTAATATGGAGCTAGAAGATGGAAGAGTTATTACTTTTTATGCTTACGAGCTTTTTAGAGATCTTCCTTCAATAGTTGAAATAACTTTCAATGAAGTGCAAAAAGAAAAATTATTAATGCAAGAGAGATATAAAGAGCTTGCTAAATTTATAACAAAATGAAAAAGACAAAGACAGGATTACATATTCAAACAAGAAAAAACAGAATCGAGGTTTTAACTGAAAAAGAGTTAGAACAACAAGAACTTAAGAAAGCAGAACAAAGACAGCTGGTAGTAATGGCATCTATTTTATTACTTGCCTTCCTTACGTTTTGTTTAGGATTCATGATTGGATTTGGTTACTAATGAATTTACTTAATAACCAAGCTTACGACCTTTGGTTTAATTGGCTAGCCGACAAAATAATTGAGTGGAAAGATGCAAAGCCACTTAATAAAGATCTTCGCAATTGCGTTAAAGCAATGAATGAGATTGGAATGTTTACCAATTCATTAAGGACAGAGTTGGACATTATAACAAAAAGATATAACTTGATGAGGTCAAGAAAGAATACAGAAATTCAAGACCTTAAAAAACAAATAGAAACAATAACAATAGAATTAAAAAAATACGATATGCATTACATTGATATGCCAGATGAAGCAACTTACTGTAGAACATGCGATAAGGAAACCGATGGGGATACTTACTGCTCTAAAAACTGCTACGATTATGACCTCGAATAAAATAACGCTTCTGGATGGGAAGCAATACGACAGAGCAGAGCTGCTAAAGAGAATGGATGATGACACTTTCTATTATGGAGAGTTGAACAAATTAGCCTTAAGTAGCAGTAGCTTGAAACAAATCCTTGCAAGTCCAAAGACTTATAAATACTCACTTGAATATGGAAGTGAAGAATCACAAGCACTACGAGATGGGTGGTTATTCCACACCGCTATATTAGAGCCAGAGGTATTTGAAGCACAAACTTTCATTGAAGTGCAAAGCAAGAATACAAAGAAATTCAAAGAGGCAAAGCTGGAGCTTGGAAGAGTATTCACTGCAAAAGAAAGAAGCGATGCAGAGCGTTTAGTGGATGCTTTCTTTAAGAATGAGCATGCAAAGGAACTGATCACAAAAGCAGAGTTTGAAGTTCCTGGAATTGATAACATTAAAGGACTACCCTTTAGAGGTAAGGCAGACGTTCTAGCTGATAATAGAATCGTAGATTTAAAGACATCATCTTCAAGCGTTAAGGACTTTCACTATTCAGCACAGAAATATTCTTACGATGTGCAGTGTTATCTTTACTGCAATCTATTTAATAAAAATCATGAGGACTTCTATTTCTTGGTGCTTGACAAGGGAAGCCTTGATATAGGCATCTTTAACTGCTCTGAAAACTTTTACCACAGAGGAGAAGAGAAAGTAGAGAAAGCTCTCAAGTTATATGAACAGTTCTTTATTGATGGAGCTGATATTGATAACTATTGCTTAACTGGACAATTATAAAATAAATTATAAATAAATAAATAACATGAAAACAACAGAGATTAAAAGAGGAGAATTTAAACCTTTCTTCAACATTAAAGATTTAAAAAAAGCTAAAGTGAACAGAGATTTACTTTTAAAGCATTCAGAGAACTTCAAAAATAAATTGAATGAATTTGGGTGGATGATGCCAATAGTAGTATCAAGGGATGGAGATATCATTGAAGGACATCACAGAGTTGAAAGCGCAAAGCTATTGAAACAAAAAACAGTACCAGTTTACATAGTTGATTGGGTAGATACTAAACAACAGAAGGATCATCTTAATGCAATCATAAACTTAAACAACGGAAATAAAGCTTGGCTAACTATTGATTATTTAAAAGCATTCGCTAATGAGAATGATCAGTATAAAATTGCTTATGATTATTTTAGAAAAAATTCAAACACTATTTCTGCTGGTAATATTGTGCATCTTTTCTTTATGGGAGGAGATATTTCTAAATTTAAAAAAGGAGAATGCAAAATAAAAGATTTAAAATTCTCACTTTATCTTTTGAGAAAAATATCTAATTTAGTAAACAAATACGGAAAGAATAACATACAAGCTTATGCTGTTAGGGAGATGATTAAAATAGGCTTTAGTTATGCTTTTAATGATTATGAAGCAATGGATTACTTATTTAAAGAATATGGAAAGCTTGCAAAAATAGAGCATCCAGCAGCTACATCAATATCAAGATTTAAACCTTTAATGGATGCAACTCTTTTGGAATTTAATAAATTAAGAAAAACAGAAAAAAATGAAATTGAATTTAAAAATTGATTATTTAGGAAAGAAAGAAAAAAAAGGAGATACGGAGAAAGATATGTATCAGCTATCATTCAAAACTTACAATGCAGAAATATCTGGAAAGTTTGAGAGAAGTGAAATACGACATATTATACAACAACTAGATAACGCTATTATATGAGATCAACTTATTTACATTACGAGAACGGAAAAGGATACGATGTTATTGACTTTATAAAGGACTACAATCTTAACTTCAACAGAGGCAACATCATCAAGTATGTATGCAGAGCTGGTAAGAAAGAAAGCGAGTTGAGAGACTTGGAGAAAGCTGCCGACTATTTAAGGAGAGAGATTGAGTTCTTAAGAGATGAACAACAGAAATGGATTGAAAAAAATAAATAAAATGAAATTACAAAAGATAGGAGAACAAATCAGAGAAATAACTGGAGTTGATATATTTGAGCAAAGCAGAAAGAGAGAGCTTGTGGAGATGAGAAGCGTTGCAAATGTATTCATGCGAGAGATTATGGATATGGGATGGACAGAGATTGTAAGAGAATATGCAAAGAATGGATTTAAAACAACGCATAGGTCAGTGATCTATTCATGCGAAACTTATCCAGACCATAGCTTTTATAATAAACAACTTCCATTGATTTATGAATCTTTGATGAATGACTCAAAGATTAACATAATTAAAAAAGTATCAAGCTTATCTCCAGATAAACTAGAGGCGATTGAACAGATACTAAAATAATATGAAAATAACAAACGAAGATAATATGGAACTAATGGCAAGGTATGAAGATAACTACTTCGACCTTGCTATTGTAGACCCTCCTTATGGGATTGATATAAATGTAAATATAGGTAGAAGAAAAGGAGATAAAAAAAGTAATTACCATAAGTTTGAGGGAGAAGATAAAAGTATACCAAGTAAAGAATATTTTAAAGAATTATTTAGAGTTTCTAAAAATCAAATAATATGGGGTGGTAATTATATGACAGATTATTTATACCCAAGTCCTTGTTGGTTGTTATGGGATAAGGGATTTAGTGAAGATGTAACGTTTGCTCAATATGAATTAGCTTGGAGTAGTTTTAAATCGAGTGCTAAAAAATATGATTATAATGCTGCTAAAAATAGAAACAGAATACACCCAACCCAAAAACCAACAGCTTTATATGAATGGCTTTTAATGAATTACGCAAAAGATGGTTTTAGAATACTTGACACGCATTTGGGCAGTGGCTCAATAGCAATAGCTTGTCATAATTTAGGTTATGATTTAACAGCTTGTGAATTAGACAAAGAGTATTACGATGCAGCTATAAAAAGAATAGAGCAACATAAACAACAAATTAGAATGTTCTAAAATAATAAGAAAAAATTTATATATAAGTATGGAACTGATTGATATAAGAAAAGTAATAAAGAATCCAGATAATCCCAGAATCATAAGGGATACAAAGTATCATAAACTTGTTAAAAGCATCAAAGAGTTCCCAGAGATGCTGAAGCTTCGCCCAATAGTCGTAAACAATGATATGGTTGTGCTTGGAGGCAACATGAGATTAAGAGCTTGCAAGGAAGCTGGATTGAAAGAGGTTTGGATCATGAAAGCTGACAATCTTACTCCAATGCAAGAAAGAGAGTTTGTCGTAAAAGATAATGTAAACTTTGGAGAATGGGATTGGGATTTATTGGCTAATGAATGGAACTCCGTTGAGCTTGAGGACTGGGGTATGGATAACTGGCAAAATATGGATGACATTGAAACAAGTGATGCTTTCTCACTTCCAGATGGAGAGAAAGAGCCATTTCAACAGCAGACTTATACGCTTGCAGATAAACAAGTTGAGTTCATTAAAGAAGCAATCAAAGAAGTAAGACAAACAGAGGAGTTTAAATACGTTGAAACATTTGGGAATGAGAACTCAAATGGAAACGCTTTGTATTTATTAGTAAGCCAATGGGTAGAGCAAAGGAAATAATCGTCAAAGTTATAAACTCTAAAGTAGCGAATGCTTTTGTAAAGAAACATCACTATTCTGGAAAGGTTGTCAATATGAGCAATCTGCACTTCGGATGCTTTCTGGATAACAAACTGCATGGAGTAATGAGCTATGGAAGTCCAATGGATAAAAGAAACGTTCTTCCTTTGGTGGATTCTGGAGAAACAGATATAAACAAAAGATGGAATGAGATGCTGGAGCTTAATAGAATGGCTTTTGATGATTATCTCCCAAAATATTCAGAGAGCCGATGTATAGCAATCAGTATCCGCATGATCAAAAAGAATGCACCGCAGATTAAATGGATATTAAGTTACTCGGATGCAACGCAGTGCGGAGATGGAACAATATACAGAGCCAGCGGATTCAAGCTAACACAAATAAATAAAAACGGAACTATATATCAACTTGCAAATGGAGAGATAGTAGCAAAGCGTGGAGATAGCAAGTATGACTTCAATGGAGCTAAAGCTCTTGAAGGATTCCAAAACAGATATATTCTCTTAATAGATAAAAGCTGTAAGATAGTGCCAGAGATACTAGACTTTAAAATGATTGATGAGCTAGGAGCTGGTATGTATAAAGGGGAAAAAATAACCCTTCAAAAGAGAAGGGAAATTTAGAGCGGTGAGGTCGATATGAACGCCATCTCTTGACTGGATGCCAAGTATTTTACTTTTAAACTACCACCGCATAAGAATAGAATGAAAACCTAATTATTAAGTCCAAGTTACAAAAAAAGAGGACACAATTTTATAAAGTTATGAACAAAACTGAACAACATAAAAAAGCAATAATAGAAGCGTTAGAGAAATCTCTAGGTGTGGTAACGACTGCATGTAAGAAAGTTGGAGTTGGAAGAACTACCTTTTATGGATGGTTGAAAGATGATCCAGAGTTTGCAGAGAAAGTAAATGACATCCAGGAAATAGCTCTTGATTTTGTGGAGAGCAAACTGTTTGAAAACATCAAGGATGGAAAGACAGCGGAGATGATATTCTATTTAAAGAGCAAAGGAAAGAAAAGAGGATACGTTGAAAGACAAGAAATAACTGGAGCTGATGGAATGCCAACTGATTTTAAAATTGAAATAATTGACAAGATCAAGGATACAGACTAACATAGTTTATAGACACTTAAGGAACAGCACTGGAAAGATAGCTATTCACGAGGGTGGAACAAGAAGCGGAAAGACGTGGAATGTTTTGCTCTTCCTTGTTTTTGACTATTGCCTAAATGATAAGGGTAGAACAATAACTATTTGCAGAAAGACTTTCCCTAGTGTGAGAGCTACTGTCATGCGTGATTTCTTGACTATACTTAAAGAGTATGGTTTATATAGAGAAGAGAATCACAACAAATCAAATAGCGAATACAAGCTAAATGGAAACCTCATTGAATTTATTTCTGTTGATCAACCACAAAAGATTAGAGGTCGAAAAAGAGATGTGCTGTTTATTAACGAAGCCAATGAGCTTGACTATGAAGATTGGCAACAGTTAGTATTTAGAACGCAAGAAAAAATCATAATTGATTACAATCCATCTGATGAATACCACTGGATATATGACAAGGTTATTCCAAGAGATGATGCTGACTTTTATCGAACCACGTATCTAGACAACCCATTCCTGGAACAAAGCATCGTTGAAGAGATTGAGCGATTAAAAGAAACAGATGAACAATACTGGCAGATTTATGGACTTGGACAGAGAGGAGTAAGCAAAGCGACTATCTTTAAATATTATGAAGCTGATAAGATTCCAGAGGATGCAGAGTTTGTGAGCTTTGGAGCTGATGCTGGATATACTAATGACCCAAGCACTTTAGTATCTGTATATAAGAAAGACTACAATCTATATATCCAAGAGCATCTTTATAGAACAATGATGACAACAAAGGATTTAAGTGATCACTTTAAGCAAGTAGGAGTTGGAAGGAATACAATCTTTTTCGATTCAGCAGAGCCACGTCTTATTGATGAGCTTCGAAGAATGGGGCACAATATACAACCATCATTAAAAGGAAGAGATTCAGTAAATGCTGGCATTGATTTATTAAAGAGATTTAAAATCCATATCACAAAGGACAGTGAGAATGCAATCCAGGAGTTTAGGAACTATAAATGGCTAGAAGATAGGAGTGGAAAGCTAACGAATAAACCAGTGGATAAG